TATTGTTTACCCTGTTGTAATCCATGTCAAATTCAATACGACGATGCTATTCTAACGTATGAATATGAGGATCAATGATTTGTTACCGATGTCAAAAACAAGTACCTGGGTGGCGAACAATTAAAGTTAAAGAAGGAATATCTACAACTTCATATTGTAAACATTGCTTTAAGGCAATTACTTAAAGCCAAAAGTATTAGCTGTTTTAGTTACTGTCTCAACCGTCTCGGACTTTTCGGCCGCTTTGTTAATTATAGGGATTAACTTAGAAGCGGCCGCCTGGATATACCAGGGTTGATCCTTTAACTCGTCAGCCATACTATGCATAAGAGACAATTGAGAACCCTCCTCGCTACCTTGAAGTTCTTTCGCAGCTGCTCCCATTGCTCCAGCCCAGAACTTTTTAAGACTCTCGCGAGCTTGAGGCATCATAAATTCCTCAAAGTCATGTAATGTTTGTTCTCTAATACTTTTAACAATAACATCTAATCCCTCATTAAGTGCGGCGTCAGACTCGCTACTCAACAACCAGGTCTCAATCCTTTTTTGAGTCTTTAGCGGAATCCAATAAGTATAAATCACTAAGTAAAGACAAAAGCTCAAGGCCCATATAAGACCGAACTCTATGTTTGTCATAGGTTTCGGATCCTTTCAAATAAACTTCCTATGTCTAATCCTGTTTGGGCTTCTATTTCTGCCTGAATAGGTGGGGGTACCACAACATTTACTAAAGTTTCAGGTATTCCAGCAAAGGCTTTAACGTACAATTCAGGGCCACTAATTTCGCCCCGTTCATACTCTAATGCTACTTCACTCATTGGTTTATTAGCTGTTTTAGGATCTTCTCCTAAAACCTTTAACGCCTGGATAAACATCGGAATAAAGAATGCAATGAGCCCTAAACCCAGTACACCCCCCCCTATCGCAGTACCAGAAGAGTCTGAACCCAAAAAAGATTTAATGTCTTCATGTTTTCTATGATCCTTTAATGCTTCTTCTTCTGCCTTTGATATTTTCTTTATTGTAAAGCCATCGGGAACCAGGGCGTACTTAGACATGCTTTACTGCCTCAAGTATAGCTACTGCGCAGATTAGGAACCTAAATAGTAGCTGTTCCCACGAGTGATCTTCGTAAGGCATTTAATCCTTAAAAATTCTTCCTGACATACTGGCCGCTGTCTTGTAAGAAGAACCCGTACCATTACTTAGTACAGTTAAACCAACTTCAGTATAAGCGGGAATAATTATAGGCATTGTAATCGTGGCGGGCATGGCCTCACCTGAAGATTGGATCTTATAATACATCATATCAACACCATTTAATGATAATGTAAAAATGTTAAAGGATCCATCTTCGACATCCGTTAATGTCACACCTGAAGTCATAAATATTTCACCTTCAAATAAATAATTACCCGTTGTGAAATCAAATACTGTGACAGCACTTGTATTGATAGTTTGTAAACCACTAAAGGCGTAAGCAAAATCGCCCGCGATTTCTAATGCTTCAGCCGCTCCCGTAAAGGAGCCACCACTACCAAAGCCTGCCTGGCCTCCGCCTGTAGGTCCGCCTATTGGAGCCATTAAGCTCCTAAGCGCTGTAGGTTATTGATATTGCTACGTCACAAGTTTCAGCAGTTGTGCAACTGGCTGAAAAGTCTATTTGATTACCTGGTATAATATCGAAAAGCCCATTTGAGTTTTCCATTACTACAGGTTGACCATCATTACCACCGAGTGGTCCTGCGGCCTGTACGGACCATCCTGGTCCTGCAAATATCTGTTGTACAGAGACCCCGTCCCCTGCAAATTTAAAGATACTGACCCCATCAGTTGCGGAATCTTGCTGAGGCGTTGCACTCAAAGAGATCCTTACGACCTTAGTCATCCCCTCAGGGTTAGTTGTTGATTGTGTACTTCCCATTAATTGAGAGAGATTCACAAAGGTTCCAGCCGTAAAGCTTTGACCTGCTAGCGTGTATGTTCGTGTTTGTAGTCCTGACATTTTTATTTTTTCTCCTTACTTATATTTTAAAGTAAAGTTTACTTCCTCCCAATTTAACGGATGGGAACCATTTTCGTGCTAATCCTCCAGCAGTTGCCAATACTATCGAAGTCGATAATACTTTTTTTCCTGATTCTGAAGTTGCTAATCCAACTGCGTTCTTAGATAATGTATTGAATGCATTATTCAACTTACCGTCCGTGACGTCTTTGATAACTCCGGCTGTTCTTGCTGATATTCCAGAAATACCAACAGATGATCCAGAGTTAAGGTACTGAGCAACGCTAAGACCTGCTGCCATTCCCGTAATAGATGGGTGTGGCATTGCTGGTCTTCTGCGACTGTATGTTTTTCTTCGGGCCATAGTTTTCCTTGATGAACGCCTGGGGGAAGATCTCGTGGCAGGACCCCGACGGGCCATTGACGCAAGGTAAGACTTTTTTGAAATCATTTTCCCATCTCGGAAGTACATGATACGTCCCTGGGCTCCTTTACGCTTGTAGAGACCTTTTCCCTTAGGCATTGATACCCAAATATGGGTAGCTACTTAAATGTGGGGGGTCGAAAGCTCCAGGTAATCAGATCTAAAGCTCTCAGAAACACAAAACATACAGAGAAACAGCGCTAAAAAGCAACTAACAAGCAGAAAAAAGCATTAAAAAAGCAAAAATAAGCATTTTATTATATATTATATTAATTATTTAGTTAATTATTATTATTATTATTATATGGCGCCTTATTTTTTTGTGTCAAAAACCGTGTGGTTCTTATAATACTTTTAATAATATTTATTATCGAAAGTAAAAACAAGGGTAAAGGATTAGTGCGACATCATTTGAAAATACAATTAATTAACTAAACAATTATTATATAGCATACGCTACTGGGTATGTATGGTAGAAATACGAAAACAGGTAGGCCGACCTGAAAAAACGGATAGCGAAGGAAACAGAATTATAACTAAAGTCATTAATGTTAATGTACCAGTTAAGTTCATAGAGTTCCTAAAAGAGAATGGGATTAATAGATCTGAATTGTTCACTAAAGTTGCATCATCATTTTATCATAAAGAAATATGTAATGTATGCTTTAATAAATTAAGAGATACTAAAATAGGTAAAGAGTGCGAAGAATGCGCACATCAATATTATCTAAAGACGGGCTCTATTGAAACGTTCTGGAAGGAGTTCTATAACTGTCCTGAGTGTCACGCATCTTATAGCCACGAAAACAAGTTTGCGCTAACTAAACAGGGTCTACAAGGCTGTCAAGAATGTCAAGAAACTAAACAACAGAAACTAAGTGATCCTTTCGAGGATATTATGAGCGATAGTTTCACACCTGAGAAGAGGGATGATTTATGAAGTTCTTTTGTATTCAATGCGAAAAAGCTTGTAGTGTAAATTGGGAGTATTGTTTACCCTGTTGTAATCCATGTCAAATTCAATACGACGATGCTATTCTAACGTATGAATATGAGGATCAATGATTTGTTACCGATGTCAAAAACAAGTACCTGGGTGGCGAACAATTAAAGT